TAAACGGACAGTGTAAAGTTCAAGACGGAATTACAACCACACAAGCTGGTTAATAATTAAGTCTACGGTATTAACTGATACCAACCCGGAGGAGTTTAATTATTCCTCCCCTAATTTAAAAAAAGGAGATAAATATGTACGGTTACAAAAAAAAAGAAAAGAAAATGGGTGGTGGCAATATGCAAAAAGATGGTAATGCTGCAGCTAGAAGAGAAAAAGCGATGGATGGTGGTATGCAAAAAGCTGCAAGAACAAAAGCTAATATGGGCAGAATGATGTATAACAAAGGTGGTCAACCTGAATATAAGTCTGGTGACATGCCAAAAGCTAAACCTTGTTAATATGAAAGGCGTACCACATTATAAAAGAGATGGAACAGAACATAAAGGCACTTCTCATAAAATGCCTAATGGAGATTTACATACAAACAAATCTCACACTAAAACAAGTGTAAAACTTTTTCATTTTAAAGATTTAAGTAAAAAAGCAAAATTAAAAGCTAAAGGTAAAAAGTAATGTCTACAACATATTTAGATTTAACAAATGAAGTATTAAGAGAACTCAATGAAGTTGTTTTAACTTCTGTAAATTTTGGTGATGCTACAGGTATACAAGCATTCATAAAAGACTCAATTAATAAATCTATATTTGATATAGCTAACGAAGAACCACAGCTACCTTTTTTCTCAGCAGGAGCTAGTGGAGACACAGACCCTTTTTATGGGAATGTAACTGTTGCATCGGTGGCAGGAACTAGATGGTACACGCTTAAAGCAGGTAGCTCTAGTATAACAACTGATTTTTCATCAGTAGACTGGGATGATTTTTATTTAACAACAATAAATGTAAGTGGAGAAACTACTCCTTTTGTTTCTAAAGGTTTAAGATTTTTAACACTAGCAGACTGGAAAAGATATTACAGAGATAGTGAAAATGCTGATGATGCAGAAGGTTCAGATGCTTCTCACGGAGAACCTGCTTATGTTATTAAAAGCCCAGACCACAGAAAGTTTGGATTAAGTCCAATACCAGATAAAGTATATAACGTACATTTTTATGCGTTTACAAAACCTACAAGCCTAGCAGCTCATGGTGATACTATTGTTTTACCAGAACAGTATAGCAATGTTATAACAGCACGAACAAGATATTACGTGCACCAATTTAAAGAAAATATTCAACAAGCAGCTTTTGCACTTGATGAGTATAAAAAGAATATGAGGACTATGAAATCTAATTTAATTAATCCTACACCTAAATACATGACAGACGATAGGACTTATTTCTAAATGGCAGCAGGACAACCATTTTCAGTAGACTTAGTTGGTGGACTTAATAAATCTACTAACTCTTCAGCTTTACTTAAGACACCCGGAGTTGCTACTAAGTTAAGAAACTTTGAAGTCTCTGATGAAGGTACTTATAGAAGAATAAATGGTTTTACTTTGTTTGGAGATACCTTACCTAACTCTACAGCAGACATAGAAGGTTTAGTAGTTTATGCAGACGGTGCAATAGCTGTAGCAGGTAACGATGTATTTTTTAGTCAAGACGGAGAAAGTGCTTGGTTACAATTAAATAAAGAAAGTGTTGCATCAGGTGGAGATAACTATTCTACTTTTACTGGTAGAGGAGAACTATCTTTAACAAATGTAGACCAATGTGAGTTTGCTATTTTTGAAGGTCCTTCTGATTATGGTGAATTAGTTATAACAGATAAGAGTGGTAACAATAAACCGTTCTTATTTAAGATGACTGGAACAAATGCAGATGTAACCGCTAGAACTTTTTTTGCAAGTCAAATAACTATTAGTGGTGATACCACAGCTAAGTTTTGTACAATACATGACCAGCATTTAGTAGTAGCTGGAGACCCTAGTACACCTAACACAATTTATTATAGTAGTACTAATGACATAGATAGTTTTAGTGGCTCTGGTGCAGGTAGTATTACTTTAGAAGATAAAGTAGTAGGATTAAAAAGTTTCCGTAACGAACTATTTATATTTTGTCGTAACTCAATATTTAAACTACAAAACATAAATAACGCTAGTACTATTGCAGTTGTACCTGTTACTAAAAACGTAGGTTGTTTAGATGGTAAAACAATTCAAGAGATTGCTGGTGATTTAATATTTTTAGCACCAGATGGATTTAGAACAGTTGCTGGTACATCTAGAATTGGTGACGTTGAGTTAGGTACAATTAGTCAAGCTATACAGCCAATAATAAATGATATTGCTAACGCTTCTGATTCATTACAATTTAGTAGTGTTGTACTTAGAAATAAATCACAATACAGAATGTTTTATAGTACTGTAGCAGAAAGTCAATTTACTGCAAAAGGTGTTATAGGAACATTAAGACGTAACGGATTTGAATGGTCTGAAACAGTAGGAATAGCAGCACCAGCTATTACATCAGGGTTTGATAGTTCAGGAGTAGAAAAGTTTTATCACGGTGATAGAGACGGTAAAATATTCAATCACAATACAGGTAATAGTTTTAACGGTACAAACATTGAAGCAGAATATCAATCACCTGATTACGATTATGGTGACTTAGGAACTTTAAAAACTTTAGACTACGTGAAGATTGCTTTTACTCCAGAAGGAGATTGTCAACCATCGCTTAGAGTTAGATATAATTATGACAGTTTAGATACCCCACAACCTGCTGACATAATTTTAAGCGAGATACCACAACCTGCTATTTTTGGAACAGCATTTTTTGGAACTCAAAAGTTTGGAGCAACAGAACAACCTTTAGTAAAACAAAACATAACAGGTAGTGGACACAGTAATTTTTTCAAAATCTTTAGTAACGATTCTAAAGCACCATATTCAATTAACGGACTATATGTAAATTATAGACCATCAGGAAGACAATAGGAGATATATATAAATGGCTACTTACGTAAGACAAAGTTCATTCAGTGACGGAGATACAATTACTGCTGCACTATTTAATAATGAATTTAACCAATTAGTAAACGCATTTAATGCAAGTACAGGACATACCCATGATGGCTCTACAGCCGGTGATGGTGGTCCAATTTCTAATCTATTTAGTAACGCTTTAGTATTTGGTACAAATGCCAATATAGACGTTGCTATAACATTTAACGCCACAACAAATGATGGTGTTTTAACATGGAAAGAAGATGAAGACTACTTTGAATTCTCAGATGACTTATTAATTGCTACAACAGAAAAAATACAGTTTAGAGATACAGGATTATACATTAACTCTAGTGCTGATGGACAATTAGATATAGTAGCTGATACAGAAATACAAATAGCAGCAACTACAATAGACATGAACGGTAACGCTGATATATCTGGTAACTTAGGTATAGGTGGTAATTTAACTGTAACAGGTACTACAACTTTTAACGGTGGTACACTTACTTTAGGTGACTCAGCAGCTGACAATGTTGTTTTTGGTGCTGATGTAGACTCTAACATTATACCTGACGATGACGGTGCATATGACCTAGGTAGTTCTACACAAGAGTGGAGAGACTTATACTTAGACGGTACAGCACACATAGATACTTTAGACGTAGATGTAAATGCTACAATCGCAGGAACTTTAGGTGTTACAGGCGTACTAACTGGTACAAGCTTAGATATTTCTGGAGACATTGATGTTGATGGTACAACTAATTTAGATGTTGTTGATATAGACGGTGCAGTCGACATGGCTACTACACTTGCTGTAGCAGGTAACGTAGACTTTAACGGTGATTTAGATGTTGATGGTACTACTAATCTTGATGTCGTAGACATTGACGGAGCAGTTGATATGGCTACAACTTTAGCAGTAGCTGGAAATGTAGATTTCAATGGTGATTTAGATGTAGATGGTACTACTAATCTTGATGTCGTGGACATTGATGGTGCTGTAGACATGGCTACAACTCTTACAGTTGGTGGTGAAATAACAGCAGCAAGTTTAGATATATCAGGAAACGTAGACATAGACGGTACACTTGAAACAGATGCACTATCTTTAAACGGAACAACAGTTACAGCTAGTGCAGCAGACATAAATTTAATAGACGGTATAACTAACGGAACAGTTATAGCAAGTAAAGCAATCGTTACAGATGCTAACATAGATATTACTGGTGGTAGAAATATTACTATTAGTGGTGAGTTAGACGCTGCAACCTTAGACATATCAGGTAATGCAGACATTGATGGTACTTTAGAAGCCGATGCAATTACTGTAAATGGTACAGCTTTGGCAAGTGTTATTGCAGGAACTACAGTAGCTAACGCTACAACTGCTGCAGTAGCTACAACAGTTACTATTACAGATAACGAAAACACAAACGAAAACAACGCAATTATCTTTACAGCCGGTGGAGACTTAGACGGTGGTAACTTAGGCTTAGAGTCTGATGGTGATTTAAAATACAACCCAAGTACAGGAACACTTTCTGCTACTAATATTTCTGTTAGTGGTACACTTAGTACTGTAGACTCAGTAACTATGAGTGCTAACAATGCTGTTGTATTTGAAGGTGCTACAGCTGATGCACACGAAACTACACTTACTGTTG